GCCAGGGGGGGGTCGCTGACTTTTGGCCGTTTCACTAATGTTTAACGTCAGCCCGTGTGTGTAAATTTCTGAAGGGTCAAAAATCAATTTTTTTGAAAAAGTTGCACATCAATTTTCAAAACCAAAACTCCGATCCGATTTTCCGATCCGATTTTTGGGTTCATCGATTTTTATTTTGTTGAAGTGAAAAAAAATCTCGAGAACACAAACCCATTTGTAACAAAGCAGAAACGAATGGTTGCTTTCGTAATTGTGATGCTTCATAACGCGCATAACAACCGTCGCAATTGCAGCATATGTCATCTTCAATTAGCATGCAACACCCGTTTTTCACGCATGCAGAAAAATATCCATCTTCTGAACATGGCAAACGTGTTTGCATAAGCATATGACAAAATGCAACTCGAAGAGCCATCGATACTTTTCTTATTATCATAAATACTCAAAGTCCGAGCAAAAACGTCGAGAAACTAAAATGCAATAGTATCCCCGACGGCCATCCAGAACCACTAAAGTGGGTTTTACCTGGTAGGCGGAAATAGGCAATAAATTTATTGCTCGTTAAGATTTCCGTTTCTTTCCTTTCGGATTGCCACACGGCCAACCCTTAAACGGGCCTTTGTCCTTTGGCGGGCGCATCGGTATCGACGCGTCCACATCATCGACCTTCTTCAACGTCTTTGGTTGAACCTCCTTAGGTAACGGTTTAGGTCGAATAGCCAACTTATGAACCGTTGGCACGAGTGGAATATCTTCTACCGTCGAATCTTCACACTCCAACTTTATGTAATTAACACGACCATTAATAGCACTATCGTCCATAAATGGATATTTACCCGTGTTACAACAAAAAATTCTCTTTGTATGCTTAGGTATAAACGCATTATCGAATCGGCAGTGTATGGTACTGCCCTTTGTCCAATCGGTCAAATAAATTTGCGTCGACCGAGGCATGTGCGCAAATTCCATATCATCAAAAACAATTCCATCGTGTTTCTTTGGATCAAACCGCTTCAACACATCTAAGTGTCGCACAAGCAATGGGTTTTTGAAATGTGCCAGCGCGTACTCAGTTTTACCTATACGCGCCGGTCCCTCCAGTACGTGTACTCTCGGGATATCCATGTCAATCGGAGACATCTTTAAATTTTCACAGCACGATTCTAGCGTATAATCACTTCTATCGTCCGTTACAATAGCTAACTCGATCGCGCGTTCAATACCTCTATGACGACATATATAGGTCGTAGGATATTCCGCGTAAATATCCCTAGCAGTAGCGCCCTCATTAATGAGATCAGAAATCTCCTTAAGATCGGACGTCTTACCCTGCTCAGACATGGTACCCCATTCATCGAATTTGGCATTCTTACCCCAATTCTCTCCTTCAGCCTTGTGCTCAAGCCACTCGGCTTTAAGTTGTTCGCCTTTCTTACAGTAGTCTGACGCAGCCTGCGGTGAACCTCTGCGTTTGGCGAAAAACGGACATGCCTGCATCTTACTACGTATTGTTCCACGAGGTATACTCGTCTTAAACTCCACGTAAATCTGCAGGTGCGGTGTGCCCTTCTTCTCTCCCACCTCACGTCCTACAACAGCATATTTGATCTGCTTCCACGCCCTCATGCGGTCTATGACAGCTAAATCATAGTTGTTTAGTGTCATACATAGATTGCGATGCTTAATATCATCGTCCGCTCGAGCCTTCTTAACCCACGCCGGGCATTCAAAGCTCTCCGGATCCACATCTTCAAAATCTGGCAACATTGATTCTGCGTCCGATTTTCTCGGCATGTTTTCCTATACCAGAGAAAATTTTTACCTCACTTTTTGCTCGGACCAAAAAAGTAAGGTTCTTCTGGTTTAACTATAGTCCCTTAAGACAGCTTGTCCCTGGACTAGATTTCCCTCAGAAGTGCGGGGGGTAGTATTGCATCCCCCGCACCGAGGTCCGGGCGCAAGCGCCCGGCCCTTTCACTAATCTTTAAAAACCTCATTCCGGGTCGATCGAACCCTCCATCGCCCTTAGAGTACACATATATGTATCCTCTAAGGATTCGTGTATGCCCTGCGGGCGCGCAAGGCAAACAGAACACGCCTGCGGCGGGCTTTTTTTTTAAAAGGGGGGGGCTGTGTCGTTCGACTCTCTGCTTTCGCCACTATCTGCTGCACCACATAATGAATATGCGTTGCCATGTTCTCTATGACAACAATCGCATTGACATTGTACGTCAACATCAATGGGTGTCGAAGACTTTTGCCACATCTCACATAACGTAGAAACTACTTGTCCCATTTATTTAAACGCAAGCTAAGGCCAATCACATTGTGACTGACCTTAGTGATAATCATGTGGATTTATACTGCGTGGCCATGACGTATGAGCAGCACGATCAAAAATACTAATTAAATCAAATACTCGTCGATAACTCGTTACATTCTGTCGTCGCTCTGTCCACGTAACACGCGGCGCGCCGTACAAAACTACAGTACCACCACGACGCTCAAATTGTGGATCAACATCATTGACTCCACTTGCAATCTCTGCTCCCAAAGAATGCCCTATAATACGAATTGGTTTATGCTGTTCATATTTTGCCAATGCAGTGTCAAAACGCTGAGTCCATTGCAATCCACCAAAAACCATGACTGGATCGACAAATAACCAATCACTAAGACTACTGCTTCCAGCAATCGCCATAGTCCGAGAATTAGCATCATAATACACTCTGTCTTCAGATGCATATGCCAAATCCAACAACTGTTTATCCGACATAATTTCATGCTGTCGGCGAGTAAACCGATCGATTCCCGAATCTAGTCATGAACTAGGAACTGCAGTAGATCCATTGTTACGAACCGAATTAAAGATGGAGTTCGCGGCCGCTGCATCAGCAACATTGTTAGCCCCTTTCATCAAAGATCCCAACAATGACCCTTCGTCGTATCGAAATGCACTTTGAGTCTGACACTCAATAGAATAAGCATTAGGAACAGGAGTTGTGGTAAACCCCAACATAACATGACTCATTGGCATATCACCCTCTGCTGCAATCCATGAATCGGCAACACCTCTCCATGAACCATCAGTATGAAACTTGCCGCTTCCATAAGAAGCGTACGCAGAACTTGTACATGGAAACGCAACAACTTCATGTGTGCCAGAAGACAAAGTATTTGCTGTATAGAACTTTCCTTCATGACTAGAACTAAGCATAGTCCACAACTTATCAAACGTTGCTTCTGTAACATGATCCGGCGATGACCCAGCTCCCGTAGCCGGAAAGGCAGGATCACTATACAAAACACCACTGCTGTTGCAAAAATCCAACTTCAGTGGACTACTTGTATTCAAAACCAACACACCATTAGCACGCTCAGAATCGTTTGACATATTTGAAATTGACAACGAAGCTCTCAATGGCCGCGCTACAATCGGAGTATCAGTAAGTTGATACTTCCATGTAGGACTCATCGAATATGAAGATACCAATGCACACGGATTTGGAGATACATGAGCATCAATCTTATCAATTCGAATGACTTGAAATACACCACGTATACTCGGTCCAAACACAACAATCTGTCGTGTCGAATTATGTGTATTCTTCGCCTGACGAGCCATATCATTCACACATAAGAAATTACCCAAACTATTCGGTTGAATAGGTGGATAATCCTTGCCTTTAGGACTCATATACTTAATATGGTCCTTAGTCGTTGCCTTCTTTGGAGCTTTAGACTTAAGAGCCAAAGCGGCGGACTTTTTAACTGCCGGTTTAGAAACACGAGAACCAGCAGGAGAAGCCGTAACAGCCTTCTTTTTAGCACGAGTAGCAGCAGCCGCGGGTTGTACAGAACGTCCTCTTCCACGTTCACCGGCGGGTGGCATTGTTGTTTTAAACTCAACAACATTTTATTGCAAACTTTTGACATTTTGCCTAAAGTTTTTTTTGAGACGATCCCAAAGTTGTCCCATTTTTTTTGGGACGATCCCAAATTATTAAAATGGGTCCATTCATCATACAAATTGCACTATTTGATGGGCACACATCCTGTACATCGAAAATTCAACTTTTTTTCGAAATTGGCAAAAGTTGCCAGGGGGGGGTCGCTGACTTTTGGCCGTTTCACTAATGTTTAACGTCAGCCCGTGTGTGTAAATTTCTGAAGGGTCAAAAATCAATTTTTTTGAAAAAGTTGCACATCAATTTTCAAAACC